ATCTTACTGGGGCAGTTTCAACACAGGGATAAAATCCAACAGTTCATTGAGGAGGTAGAATCAACTACATCCTCTAAGCGTCTCGATTTCTTAGCTGCTAATCTCGTATTGAGAGACGGTGACCCTGTAATTAAATAATTTTTAACCATGTAAGGAGAAGAGAAGTATGACGCAACATGAAAAATTGATGGGCTTTTTTAAGTCTGGTAAGGAGATTACTTCTGCACAGGCAGAAGGTCTTTTTGGTGTAACTAACCTTGCTGCTCGAGTATCTGAATTACGTGCAGAAGGTCATGCCATCTACACCAACAAAGCTAAGAATGGTAAGACTACTTACCGCCTTGGCACCCCCTCACGCCGTATGGTGAGACTAGCATATGCTGTAGGTGGTAACGCAGCGTTTGCTTAATCTAGAGTTCAACAACCCTCTTCGGAGGGTTGTTTTTATAATGGAGATATTATGTTGAGCCAACGCATAACAAAAAAGTGGACACCAACACTAGCGGAAGCATTTGGTGAGCATGATTACATTACAAAGGCAAGGCAAGCAGAAGTAATGGTTGCTGAAGCTTTTGCTGGTTGGGGATATGAGGTTCTTGATTGTGAATCTGATTTCCAAAGCCAGAAGCATGGTATTGATATTACTATCAAACATCCTTCGTGGCACAAAGCATATTCAATCGATGTTAAAGCTAATATGAACAAGTATGGTACTTTCTGGGTTGAGACTGATCCACAGGGTTGGTTGCGTAGTCCAGAAAAAACTAGTGACCGTATTTGTCATGTATGTGTTGAGACAGGATGGATAGCATGGTATGGTAGAGAACAAATGGTTAAATGGCTTCGTAAGAATGGTCATTTGAAAGAAGGTCTCTTTGAGATTACAACTCGTCATAAGATTGATTTTATTAACAAAAGGAAGGTGTGATGATTAAGACCTCTGTTTGGGTTACATTTCAAAAAGAGGGTGTTCATAAGTATCCAGCAGCCGCTAGCGATCCAAAGCTAGCGGCTGTTTCTTTTCTTGCTAACGAGCACCGTCATATATTTCACTTTAGAGTTCAGCTAGAAGTATTTCATGATGATAGGGAAGTTGAATTTATTTTGCTGAAGCGCGAACTAGAAGGACTATATACCAGTGGTACTCTACAACTTAATAATATGTCCTGTGAGATGATTGCAAGAGAATTACTTACATATATCAACGAGTACTACCCTGGACGCGATTGTACTATTAGCGTTAGTGAAGATAATGAGAATGGATGTACTCTGGAGTTTGATAGAAATTTGGCTAGCAGAGTATATGAGAATGATCCTACTGACTGGAAATAAATTATGGCTAAATTTTGTCACATCGCTCCAATCCCCCACCTAGAGCTAGTACAAGGAGCAACCGATCATCTCCTTCTTGCTCATTTAGTAGAGCAGGATACTACGTATACATCTTTCTATAGAAATGAAAAGGCAAATGCATCAACTTTGATACTTGATAACTCAGCATTTGAGATGTATAAACAGAACAGACCAATGTATCCAATTGATAAGTTGATCGATATGGCGGAAGAGGTCTGTGCTGATTATGTGGTTATGTCAGACTATCCTAATCAGGTTGGTAGCGTAACAATCAAAGCAGCAGAACAACTAGCACCAAAGTTGAAGAGGAAAGGATTCGGAACATTCTTTTGCCCGCAGTCACTTATAGGCGATCGTCAAGATTTATTTGAGGGGTTTGAATGGGCTGCTGAGTCTGAATTAGTTGATTATGTTGGTGTATCTATTCTAGCGATACCTAACGCATACAAAGTAGAGAAGGGAAACAAGCTTCAACGATTTGTAAGTCGTTATATGTTTATGCAGGATTTATATAACCACGGAGTGCTTGATAAGATTAAAGAGAATGGTAAAAAAATTCATATGCTTGGTATGTTAGATGGTCCGGGAGAAATTAGATTGATGGCGCCGTTCAAGGATTATATTGACACTTGGGATAGTAGTGCTGCGATCTGGTTAGGATTACATGGTGGTCGTCAGTTTGATGACTCACCAACAGGTCTCATACATGGGAAGTATGAAGAGGAAGTTGATTTTTATTACAGCAATGAAAGTAATGTGTTGTCTGCTGTGATTAACCAAAGTATAATTAACAACTACATTGCTATGTATTTGACACCGGAGGATAAACTATGAAAAAATACAAGTACAACGAAGACACAAGTATCAAACAACTACAAAACTATATTGATGAAACTTATAGTCAACATTATGTGTCAAAAGATATACAGGTTGTAGATATGTGGGAGTCACTTGGTACCTTGGAGACTACTTCTAGAGATACTGCTATAAAGTATCTTGCAAGATATGGAAAGAAGGGTGGTAAAAATAAAAAAGACTTGCTCAAGGCAATGCATTATATTATTCTTATGATGTATGCAGACACTACAGAATATGCGAAAAATCCAGGATCGGACTGGTATGGTCAAAAGTTAGAGCCGCTAAAGCCGTTGACTGAGTCGGACCTCTCGTCCCTTGGTATCAAAGCTGTTGAGCCAGTAAAAGTGTTCTCCAATAATCAAATCAGGGATGCTTATGAACAAACAATGGCCTACGAAAGCTATCCTAAAGGATATCCAGGTGGTCTTGTTGGACAGTGAGGATAAAGTATGATACACATTCTTGGTTCACAAAGTAGGTCTACACTCACTAACATTCAACCTGGAGACTCGCAACCTAATGCAGTAGATCTTCGTCTGGGTAAAATATACAAGATGAGAAATAATGAATTTGTCATCAGTGAGGAAGAAAAGAGACACAGAGGTACTGATGAGATTCAACCTGATAACGATGGTTGGTTTATACTACCCGAAGGTACTTATGAGGTAGTAATGGAGAATATAGTCCATATTGGTGCTGATGAAGCTGGATGGGTTATTACTCGATCGACGTTGAATCGTAACGGACTATTCATCACATCTGGTCTCTACGATTCAAAGTATCATGGTGTGATGGCTGGAGCTCTTCATGTAAGAGGTGGTCCAGCTAGAATAAAAAAAGGAACAAGAGTCGCTCAGTTCCTTCTTTTCAAAGCGGAAGCTCTTTCCGGCTACGACGGTTCGTATGGTTTACAAAGTGAGCATGATAAAAAATATACATAAGGGGTTTTATAATGAATGAAGGATTCAAACTACAAGTTTCTGTAGAAGAGTTACAGAAGCGAAAGCTATTCTTGGCGGTTCCCATGTATGGGGGTCAATGTGCTGGAATGTTTACTAGATCTGTGGCAGACTTATCTGCTATCTGTATGAAACATGGTATCCCATTACAGCTGTTTTTCTTATTTAATGAGTCACTGATTACACGTGCAAGAAACTATTGTGTAGATGAGTTCATGCGATCAGGAGCAACCCATCTAATGTTCATTGATAGTGATATTGGATTCAATCCTCAAGACGTCATTGCACTACTTGCTATGCAGTCAGATGAAAGTCCTTATGATGTTATTGGTGGTCCTTATCCTAAGAAATGTATTTCCTGGGAAAAGATCAAACAAGCCGTTGACAAAGGGATGGCTGACGATAACCCCAATAATCTAGAAAAGTATGTTGGAGATTATGTTTTCAATCCAAAAGGATCCCAACGTGAGATACCACTTAATCAACCAGTAGAGGTACTGGAAATTGGAACTGGTTTCATGATGGTCCGTCGTAAAACCTTTGAGGATTATCAGAAGGCTTTCCCACATCTCTGGTATAAGCCAGATCATGTTCGTACAGAACATTTTGATGGTACTCGTGAAATCATGGCATACTTTGATTGTGTTATTGATCGAGGATATGGATATGAAAATCTACACCAGCTATTGCGAGATGTTGCTGATGGTAAAACATCTGAAAATCTTCAAGAGGCTGCAAAGAAGATGGTAGAGGGAGAAGCTCATTCGTCTAAACGATATCTATCAGAAGATTATATGTTCTGCTACAACGTACAACGTATGGGAGCTAAAGTATGGTTCTGTCCTTGGATGCAGTTGCAACACGTTGGTAGTTATGTCTTTGGTGGTTCACTTGCAGATCTTGCTTCTATTGGAGCATCAGCAACAGCTGATACTAATAAGTTGAAGAAAAAGGCTGCACGTTAAATAGGGAATTTATATTATGAAGCTAAGTGCAAGAACACTGCAGATTCTTAAGAATTTTGCACAGATCAATCCATCTCTAATTTTTGCACCAGGTAATGAAATTAAAACAATATCCCCTTCTAAGACATTAGTAGCACGTGCTACTATTTCAGAGACAATCCCACAACAGTTTGCTTTGTGGGATTTGTCTAAATTTCTTGGGGTAATGTCTTTGTTCAGTGATCCTGATATAGAGGTCAATGAGAAGTTTGTAACAATCAAAAGTGGTAATCAGAAATTAAATTATGTATATTGTGCGCCTGATATGATTGTACAGCCTCCGAAGAAGATTGTTGAGATTCCGTCTGATAGTGTAGAGAAGGTTTTGACACAATCCAATTTACAAGCAGTATTGAAAACTGTAGGTGTTTTACAGTTACCAGATATTGCTTTTGTAGGTAAGGATGGAAGTTTCACAATCGAGGCTCTTGATACAAAACCAAAGTCTAGTAGTGACGCGACATTGAGTAATAATTTTTCTGTTAATATAGGTGAGACTGTTAAAACTTTTAAGATGATTGTGAAAGCAGAGAATCTTAAAATTATGAATGAGGAATATGTACTAAGAATATCTCCCCAAGGTCTTTGCCATTTTAAAAGTTCTGATGTAGAGTATTGGGTAGCATGTGAAGATAGTTCCACTTATATGGGTTGATTATGAATCGAGAGGATTTTCTTTGGGTAGAGAAGTACAGACCAAAGAGTATAGAAAAAACAATCTTACCATCAACGCTTCGAGAAACGTTTCAACGGTTTGTTGATCAGGGAAATGTTCCTAACTTGATTCTCACTGGCAAAGCTGGTGTAGGTAAGACGACAGTTGCACGTGCGATGCTTGAGGAACTACAGTGTGATTATCTTATCATTAATGGGAGCATGAATGGCAATATCGATACGCTCCGTAATGAAATTAAGGAATTTGCTTCGTCTATTTCATTTACTGGTACTCGCAAGTATGTTATTCTTGACGAGGCGGATTATCTTAATCCTCAAAGTACTCAACCGGCTCTCCGTAACTTCATGGAAGAGTTCTCAAAAAACTGCGGATTCATCCTAACCTGTAACTATATCAATCGTATTATTGAACCCCTACACAGTAGATGTTCCATAATTAATTTTAAAGTTGAGAAAGACGATAGACCTAGACTAGCAGCAGATTTTTACAAACTAGCTTCTATAATCTTAGAGCTGGAGGGTGTACCATACGATGATAAAACTCTGATTGAAGTAGTTAAGAAATACTTTCCCGATTTTAGACGAACTCTTAATGAGCTTCAGAAGTACTCTGCAACAGGGAAAATAGATACTGGAATACTTGTTAATTTTTCAGAAGAGAAAATAAAGGATCTCGTACAACATCTCAAAAAGAAAAGTTTCACCGAGGTTCGTAAATGGGTGGCAGAAAATAATGATGTTGATCAAACAGTATTTTTCAGGAAACTATATGATGTAGTATCAGAATCATTGAAACCAACTTCTATACCACAGCTAGTTCTCACTATAGCAGAATATCAGTATAAAGCAGCATTCGTTGCTGATCACGAAATAAATATACTGGCATGTCTTATAGAAATAATGGCTGAAGGAGATTTCAAATGAGTATTTTACTTAGTGAGTACGAACAAGGTCCTATCAACTCAAGAGTATTCAAACTTGGAGACGGTAGCTATCAAGTACTTGTATTCAATGCAACAACGGGCAAAGAAGTTGCTGAGTTCTTTAAGAATTACCAGCAGGCTACTGACTTTGCTGAGGATAGAGTGTTGTTAAACGGTTAGTATGAAAACGTTTATACACGTTAACCAAGCTCATATTCGAAAGAATATACGGGCTGTGGAAGAGGATAAGGTTCCTGTACTAACTGTCAAGACTTATAAAACAAACAAATATGCAGACAGTGTTACTATACTCGGACCAAGTAAAGTAGTATATTCACCAGACAAACCTCTTAGCTGTGGAGCACGTGTATGGATTGAAACGGAAAGTGAAGTTATTATTGATTAGCTTGATACATGAATCCTTTTGACTTTGTAAACGCAATAAACACTACTAAGGAGGATCTTTTTAAAGATCCTGAAGTAGAACGATTTTATACCGCTTTCCTTGTAAATAAAGCGTTTTCCTACCACCAAGATACGGTTCTCTACGCTAACGAGATGAATAGAACACCGTTCTTAGATCCAAAACTACAATTCAACTTTTTTCTAAATAGTATAAGACCTGCCAAGCGTTTTGCAAAGTGGGTGAAGAAACAAGAAGATAATGAGCTTACTATGATCATGGAATATTATGGTTATAATCCAGAAAAGGCCAGGAACGCTCTATCCATTCTTTCTTCAGAACAACTACATCATATAAAACAAAAATTAGAAAAAGGTGGAAAGATATGAATATCATTGACAATCTTGTGGAAGTTGCTCTTATCTCTGAAGAAGATTTTCTCAAGATCAAAGAAACACTAACACGTATCGGAGTGGCATCTCGTAAAGATAAAAAACTATACCAGTCTTGTCATATTTTACATAAGCAGGGAAGATACTATATTGTTCATTTTAAGGAGTTGTTTGCCCTGGATGGTAAACCTTCAAACTTCTCAGATGATGACAAAGCACGTCGTAACACAATCATAAATTTGATTGCTGAATGGGGACTTATCAAACTTATCAATCCTCAGAAGTCTAGCCATCCTGTTGCACCGTTCTCTCAAGTGAAAGTGATAACACACAAAGAAAAAGCCGAGTGGGAATTAGTTGCTAAGTATAACATTGGTAAAAAGAGGTAATGTGAGTAAGAATAAAATATGGGACTTTCGCTTCATCCAGCTTGCAGAAACAATTGCTTCTTGGTCAAAAGACCCTTCCACAAAGGTTGGTAGTGTAATTGTTGACTCTAAACGCAGAGTAATTGGTCTAGGGTACAATGGCTTTCCAAGAGGAATTGAAGATACTGATGAACGATATAGTAACCGTGAAACCAAGCTCAAACTCGTATGTCACGCAGAACGTAATGCACTAGACAACGCACCATCGTCAGTAGAATCTGCAACACTGTATACTACGTTCTTCCCGTGCAACGAATGTTGTAAAAGCATTGTTCAAAGGGGTATTGCAAAAGTAGTAACATTTGTTCCCGACCCAGAAAAAAGGCTGTTGTATAATCATGATGTTTCGTATATAATGCTTAAAGAGGCTGGTGTACAGCTCTATCAGTATTCGAGGATTAGTTATGAAAGGTGGTTATATGATGGTAATGTCCAAGGAAACTCTTCGGGAAAAGTTGGGGAGTTCAGTATGCAAAATCAAGTTCACGAAACAGGATGGTACGATTCGTGAGATGTTATGTACGTTGAAGTCTGATATTGTTGTCCCACATGAGAAGAAAACTGATCGTGTTAAAGTAGTTTCTGAAGATGTGTTAGCTGTTTGGGATTGCGAAAAAAATGCTTGGCGTTCCTTCCGATATGATAGTATAATTGAAGCTCAAACTATTTGAGGATATATTATGTACCAGCGTAAAGCCAATATGAAACCGGCAGCACTTAATGATGATGTTCGTGTATCTCTTGGTTCTTTGATGGAGTTCATTCTTAATTGTGAACTTGCATTAAGAGCTAAGGGCGAAGAAGACGAAGCATTTCGCTTTGAATGTATCAGAGAGTATCTTAGAAACGATTACACTCCATCAAAAGGACTGCATTTTAAGCCAGGAGTGATTGGATTATAAATACTCAAAAATAGGAGTATTGATGAAGCACAAGTTTTATCGTTAGCAGTAAGGTAGAGGGGCACATAGCTGAGAGGCATGTGCCCCTTTTGTTTTTAACTAACCAAGAAGGATGGCGCATGAAACAAAAAGCAAAAATTGCCGAAGCCTCAGTACATCATTTTCCTAATCAACCTAACCGTAAACTCAAACTTAAACTAGACGATTTACAAGTTTTTGATCCTCTCACCAAAAACCAATCCAAGTTTTACGAACTTTATAAGCACGGGGCACAAGCAATGATGCTGCATGGAGCAGCAGGCACTGGTAAAACATTTATAGCACTTTACAAATCACTAGAGGAAGTGATGGATAGGAGTAATCCCTATCAGAAAGTTGTAATAGTAAGATCAGTAGTACCCTCAAGAGAAATTGGTCACCTACCTGGAGATGAAAAAGAAAAGACCGATGTTTACCTTGCACCTTACAAAGCCATCTGTAAGGATCTATTCAATAACGAACAAGCATATGAAAGGTTAGTAGAGCAGAAAAGCATAGAATTCATGATCACATCTTTTGTCAGGGGTATAACAATTGATAATGCAATTATCATAGTTGATGAATGTCAAAACATGAATTTCCAAGAGCTGAGTTCAATCATGACTAGAATAGGAGAGAACTGTAAAATTATTTTCTGTGGAGATTTCAAACAGACAGATCTCAACAAGAAGAATGACCAATCAGGTCTCAGGCAGTTTGTTGAGATTGTGAACCACATGCCCTCATTCAGATCTGTGGAGTTTGGAATTGAGGATATTGTAAGAAGTAGTATTGTAAAGGAATTTATAGTAGCTAATTTACATATTCACATAGAAAAAACTTGACTTTCCCTGTCAAAAAAGGTATAAATAAGGATGCGTTGCCTACTGGGACGCATCTTTATTAACCTTGCTTAATAGGAGGTCATTATGACTAATCTTGTTGAAACTATTGCTAACACTTTTGCTTTCGGACCTGGGTTCAAGTACGGAACAAAAGACATTGATAAATTCTTTGTTGGGTTTGATGATCAGTTTAACAAACTTGCAAAGCTACATGATGAAGTAACAAAAAACATTCCAAACTATCCCCCATACAACATCAGAAAAGTAAGTGATAACAAGTACACGATTGAACTTGCTGTTGCCGGCTTTGCAAAACAAGATGTTGAGATTGAGTTTGTCGATAACAAGTTGATTGTTACCGGCAAGGCTTCTGACGATTCAGATAATGATACTTTCCTTTGGAAAGGAATTGCCAATAGAGCATTTACTCGTACTTTTGTTCTTGATGACCAAGTTGAGATTCAAAATGCCGAGATGCTAAATGGTATGCTAAAGATTTTCCTTGAGCGTATTATTCCTGAGCATAAGAAGCCAAAGAAAATTGAGATTGACGAGAAACCATCCGATGAAAAAACATCCAAAAATAAAAAGGAACTTTTGACGGAGGGTTAATGATTGATAATGTTAAGAAAGTTATTGAAGTGACAAAGAAGTATCTCAATATTAAATAATGAGTGAGGGGGGTGATACCCCCTCTAAGGATCTTATATGACAGTTAAAATATTAAAAATTATCACTGGTGAAGAACTCATTGGTGAATTAGAGTTAGTTAAAAAAAGTGATCATCACAACGATTATAAACTAAAAAATGTTGGAACAGTTCAAATGGTTCCGACACAGACAGGAGTTGGATTATCTCTCTATCCTTTCGCTCCATACACAGAAGAAGATACCTACTACTTCAAACATGATCATGTTATCACAGTAATGACACCAGGTACAGAGTTACTCAATAATTATAATAGAATATTTGGTTCTGGTATACAACTAGTGAAACCTGGTATTGTAGCTTGACGTAACATTTTGTTTGTAGTATCATGCTGTTTTACATGAGGTGATATGCGTTTCTATACGAATGTATTTGTTCTTGGTAATGATGTTCATGTGAGGGGGTATGATGGTGGGAAGCGTTTCCAACTCAAAGCTCCTTTCCATCCCTACCTTTTCACTAGTAGTCCTAATCAATCCGAATATAAAACAATTGATGGTAAGAGTGTTAAAAAGTTATCTTTTGAGGATACCAAATCCGCTAAGTCGTTTATAGAAAACTATCAGGGTGTAGAGGGTTTCAATATCTACGGAAGTGCGCTTTACACATACCAAGCAATCTACGATCTCTATAAAGGAGAGATCAATTACGATGTTGATAAAATCAGTGTTGTATCGCTTGACATTGAAACATCTACACATAATGGGTTTCCTAACTTAGAGCTTGCCGACAAAGAAGTTATCACACTTTCTATTAGAAAGAACGGCAAAGCTATTGTTCTAGGAATGAAACCATATAAACCTAAAAGTGAAGATGTTACTTATTGGCAATGTAAAAATGAAGTAGATCTTCTCGAGAAGTTTCTTCAGATATGGAACTCTGAGAAGTGGCAACCTGATGTTGTTACAGGATGGAACATTGATAATTTCGATATACCCTACTTGTATCGAAGAATCACAAACCTTTTGGGTAAGAAAAGTGCTGATAGAATGTCACCGTGGAACATGGTTCGTGAGAAAGCTATCAACGCTGATGGTACGTTCAAGGTTTATGATCTGAACGGTATATCCGTATTAGATTACTTAGCACTATACAAAAAGTTTTCGTATACCCCACAAGAAAGTTACAAACTAGATCATATTGCAGAGTATGAGTTGAATGAGAAGAAGTTAGATTATTCTGAGTATGAAACTATGCATGAATTTTATGTGCAGAACTTCGAAAAGTTTGTAGATTATAACATACATGACGTTGTTCTTGTGGATAAGTTGGAGGAGAAGCTAAAATTTATTGAGCAAGTATTTGCTATTGCTTACGATGCAAAGGTAAACTACATTGATACCTTCACGACAGTTAGAATGTGGGATGTAATCATTTCTAATTACTTACTCGATCGAGGGATTGTTGTTCCGCTGATTAGTAGAGAAGAGTTGGACCATCGTAGTGAAGTAGATAGACGGTTGGGTCCTATTATTGGAGCTTATGTAAAAGATCCACAAGTTGGTATGCACAACTGGGTCTGTTCTTTTGACTTGAACAGTCTATATCCTCACTTGATAATGCAGTATAACATAAGTCCCGATACCTATGTTGGTATGGAGGATAATATGACTATTGAACGTCTCCTTGATAATATGATGGGAGATGACTTACGTCAAAAGTTGATTAGTACCAATACCAATATGACTCCTAACGGAGCTATGTTTACAAAAAATAAAGTTGGGTTTCTTCCGACATTGATGGAGACAATGTATAACGATCGATCTATGTGGAAGAAAAGGATGATCGATGCAAAGAAAAAATATGAGGAGACACCGACACGGGAACTAGAGAATGAAATTGCTAGATGTAATAATATGCAGATGGCAAAGAAAATTCAGTTGAACAGTGCTTATGGTGCACTAGGTAATGTTTACTTTAGATGGTACCAACGTAACCTTGCTGAAGCGATCACAATGTCCGGACAGCTATCCATTCGTTGGATGGAGAAACATATCAATCAGTATCTCAACAAAACATTCAAGACACAAGATGAGGATTATGTTATAGCCTGTGATACTGATTCGATGTATATTCGTCTTGAGCGTCTGGTAAATATGTTTTTCAAAGACGATGTTGTTAATCCAGAAAAGGTGGTAACCTTTCTTGATAATGTATGTGAAAAAGAACTACAACCTCTGATTGATAAGAACTATAATACTCTTGCCGAGTACATGATGGCTATGAATCAAAAAATGATCATGAAGCGCGAGGCGATTGCAAATAAAGGGATATGGACTGGTAAGAAGCATTACATCCTCAATGTATACAATAACGAAGGTGTACAATACTCACAGCCAAAACTGAAGATGCAAGGTATCGAAGCTGTTCGCTCATCAACTCCAACCGTGTGTCGTAAGAACTTTAAAAAAGCTCTTGACGTTATCATGAACTATGATGAAGCTTCTATGATTAACTTCATAAGAGATTTTAAACAAGAATATATGAATCTTTCATTTGAGGATATTGCTTTCCCAAGATCAGTTAAGGACTTAGGTAAGTATAGAGACTCATCAAGAATTTATAAGAAAGCAACTCCTATACACGTCAAAGGATCTTTGATCTATAATAACCTGTTGAAAGAAAAAGGTCTAATCAATAAATATCAATCTATCAGAGATGGTGATAAAATAAAGTTCACATATTTACGAACTCCTAATCCAGCAAGAGATACTGTTATATCTTGTGTTGGTCAGTTACCAAAGGAGTTCAACATCGAACCTTATATTGATTATGATATACAGTTTGAAAAATCCTTCCTCGAACCAATTAAGAATATATTAGATGCTATAGGTTGGCGTGTTGAGGAACACCAACAAAATGCAACCATGGAACGCTTTTTCGCATAGGATAAACAAATGGGTAAAATAATATTTGATCTTGATGATA